CTTCGAATATGGCCTCGCTACTATGCTTGACGCCTTCCGTCCCCCTCAGAAATGTTTACCCGCACATCTTTACGATGTCGAACACCATTATCCCTACAAGTGGCAAGTTAATGCTGAAGCTCCGTTCTCAACAGACGAGAACTTCTTACTCCGCCGTCCCACTTTCGGACAAATTTTCGAAAGACTTAACGACCTGTACTCGCACATCGCAGTAGATTGGTCCCGACGCTACGGAAACAAACGAAATGACATATCATTCTTAAATGATGTCGTTCCTGCAAAATTCGGTCCTATGAAAGAAACAGTCTTCTCCTGGACACATCGATGGCAACACGTCATCAAATCTGGCTTTACAGACACCGCTGGATTGTTCAAAGACTTTTATTTCAACACAAGATACATTTTCCCGATGCTGCTTCACACTAAAACAGCTATCGTCAAGAAAAACGATCCTAATAAGATGAGAACTATCTGGGGCTGCTCTAAGCCTTGGGTTATCTCCGACACTCAGTTTTACTGGGAATACGTCGCTTGGATCAAGCTCAATCCCGGCATCACACCGATGCTTTGGGGCTTTGAAACCTTCATAGGCGGATGGCTCCGATTGAACGCTGCTCTCTTCTCGCAATACATTGCACACTCGTTCCTCACTCTGGACTGGCACCGTTTTGACAAACGCGCTTACTTTTCAGTAATTAAACGAATAATGTACGGCACTCGAGACTTCTTAGACTTCGAAAATGGCTATCTTCCTACCAAGGATTATCCTGATACGAAATCAGACTGGAATCAAGAACGTGCTCTTAAAATGCACCGACTCTGGCTCTGGACGCTTGAAAACCTTTTCAACGCGCCAATCGTACTACCTGATGGATCTATGTATATTAGACACTTCGCAGGCATCCCCTCCGGACTATTCATCACCCAACTCCTCGACTCTTGGTATAACTACACAATGCTCGCAACTCTTCTCTCCGCTATTGGCTTCGACCCAAAAGCTTGTATCATAAAAGTTCAAGGCGATGATTCAATCATCCGCCTCTGTGCTCTTCTCTCTCCCGATGATCACGATTCTTTTTTGACTAGGCTTCAAGATCTGGCTGACTACTACTTCAAGTCAGTGATCTCTCTCGAAAAGTCACAAGTGTCAAACACACTCAACGGATGTGAAGTCCTCTCCTATCGTAACTGTTTTGGACTCCCGCAACGCGACGAAATCGCCATGCTGGCCCAATTCTATCACACGAAGGCAAGAAACCCGAGCCCCGAAATTACGATGGCACAAGCTATTGGCTTTGCTTTCGCATCATGCGGCAACCACGAACGTGTTCTATCCGTCCTACAAGACGTATATGAATACTATGCACAACAAGGTTACACGCCTAACCGTGCCGGTCTGTCTCTAGTATTCGGTAACTCACCTGACCTCGTCATCCCTCACTATGACTTATCTCATTTTCCAACTCGTTATGAGATCAAACAGTTCCTGACAAACGCTGTCTATCGCAATGTGGAACAAGAACACAAGACGTGGCCTCTAGGCCACTTCTGTTTCCCACCCTGTGATCGGCCCTAGCTTTGATCATCT